CAAATGACAATAATACTAATGCAAGATTATTTGTAATGGAGATAGCACAGTAATGGCAAGTGAACTTCATGTAGATGCAATAAAACATTCTGGTGGCACAAGTGCCTTGACGATAGATAGTAGTGGGAATCTTACTGCGAATGCAAATGTTCATTATGTAGGTGGTATAGTACAAATACAAAGTGCTACTCTCGCAGGTGCTTCTAACTCTACTACTTCCACAAGTTTTACAGACACAGGTCTTACGTTAAATATAACCCCTAAATTTGCAACCTCTAAAATTTTAGTATTGGTTCATCATGCTATATCAATCCAATCAAGTACCAACACAAGGGCTGATTTTAGGTGCATAGAGAATGGAAGTTCTACAGAAATTTATAGATTGGATTATCATGGAAATGATGGGAATGATGTATCAAATACTCAAAGAAACATGAGTGGAAGTGGTGTTTTTCAATGTTCAAATACAAATCAATTAACTTTCAAAACACAAGTGCAAAAAGCAGGCCCAATTGCCAGTGAAGCAGGAAATATTTTTTTTCGTTGGTATAGTGGAAGTATACATACAATTCAAGCACTTGAGGTAGCTCAGTAATGGCATCAATACTTAAAGTAAATACCATACAAGACGCAACGAACTCTACTACGGCTATGACTATTGATAGTAGTGGGCGTGTAACTCAGCCAGTATTGCCTTGTTGGAGTGTCGAGGGAATTTCTGGAACATTATCTGCAAACGCTATATTTAATTGGAGCAATAATAATAATGGAAGTGATGTTTTTAGTTTTGTTCAAGGTGGTGTTACTTGGTCTGGTGGGTCTGACTATAAAATTACTGTTCCTATCTCTGGAAAATATCTAGTTAATGTATCTACTAATATGAGGTCAACTAATTCAAGTCATTCAATTTATTTTAACTTATATAAAAATGGAACTTCTATAGCATCAACATACACTGTTAAAGAAGATGGTGCTAGTCATCAATTTGATAATTATTCATTATCTTATATAATAACTTTAGCCGCAAGTGATTATCTTCAAGTAAAAGCAGGTGACCAAAATATTCAATTTCCAAATAATGCTAATCTTGGCGGTTTTTTCAACGGACATTTATTAGGATAACACCATGAGCAAAGCAGCAGAGTTAGCAAAATTTATAGCAGATGGCACACTTGGACTAGGTGGGGAAGAAGACAAGAAACTTGTGTTTGATGGTAATGCTCAAGACTTTCACATAGGGCTAGACGATAGTTCTGACAGTCTAACAATAGGTCTTGGCTCTACACTAGGCACTACATCACATATGGTTATTGATGCTAATGGTCACATTACTAAGCCACTGCAACCTGCGTTTTTATCAAAAATATCATCAACTCAAACCAATATACCAGTTTATGCAGAAACAAAAATTAATTTTGATACTGAAATCTTTGACCAAAATAATGACTACAATAATTCAACTTATATATTTACAGCACCCGTAACAGGAAGATATCAACTTCAGGCACATTTATATTTCCGCGAAGTAAATAAAGATTACGCTTATGCTTATATGCTTCTTAAAACATCTAATCGTAACCATGCAATAGAAACTGACCCAGGAATTTTTGATGAAGATGCTGCTTTTAGTATGACACTTGCTCAGCTATGCGATATGGATGCAAATGATACAGCTTTCGTTACAGTTCAATTTCCTAACTTAGGTTCAGCACAAGCAGACATACACTCATACTCAGAATTTTCAGGCTTTCTGGTCTGTTAATGCCAATGCGAAATAACATATCTTAAAGGAGATAAAAATGGCAAATCATACTAAATCAGTAGTCTTAACAGACTTACAACAACAAATACTATCTAACGACTTGTATACAGATACAGACAACGCAGGATTAGACGCATGGATACAAGCAGCAGTAGACGGTAAAATAAACAACTGTTGGAAGAGGATGCAACGAGAGTGGACAGATAAGTTAATGAACGATAGTTCTTTTACTGACCCAATCCCAAGCAATCAAGCTGACTTTGTTAAATTAGTTCTTGCACGAAGTGACTACAAGAACCGTAAAGCAAGAGATGACGCAAGATAATGCTTGGCTTTAATGCCATATCAGAAGTCTCTATTGCCGAACTGCCAGGTGCTTTTGTACCTGTATCAGGACAAGTAGGAACATCTGCTTTAGGTAGTGTTGGTATTACAGCAGTGGGTGCAGCCAATCCCATAGGTGTATCAGCAACAATGGCTCTAGGTTCACTGGCTAGTGTAACAGGAACAGCTAACGTATCAATTACAGGATTATCTGCCATAGGTGAGTTAGGAAACGAAACAGTATGGGGATTAATTATTCCAGACGTAGGAAACACATACACAAACATAACAACAGGTGCTTCACAGACATGGACAGAGATAACCACAGGAGCATCTCAAACATGGACAGATGTCATACAATAAGGTATAAAAGTACCATAGAACTTTTTGAGGAGAAGCAATGCCAAGTACATATACAGACAACGGTGGTATAGAAAAGATAGGTCTTGGTGAAAAGGCAGGAGCTTGGGGAACCACCACAAATAATAACTTTGATATTATAGATAGGCTGACCAACGGAGTTGGAGCCATAACACTTTCTGGAACAACACACACATTAACAACATCAGACGGTAGTTTATCCGATGGTATGTTTAAGGTTTTAGTTTTAGGAGGATCACCTTCTGGAACAAACACAATAACAATAAGTCCTAACGATGCAGACAAGTTATACTTTGTGCAAAATGGCACAAGTCAGACAGCTACATTTACACAAGGCTCTGGTGCTAACGCAAGCGTATCAGCAGGTGAAGCAGCCATAATATTCGCAGATGGTGCAGGATCAGGAGCAGCCGTAACAGACTTGTCAGCCTTGCTTCCATTGAAGTCTGGAGTGGCAGGATCATTTACAACAGTAACAGCAAGCACATCGTTATTACCAGATTCTTCAGGTGGTGCAGACATAGGATCAACATCTCTGGAATGGGGTGACATATACATAGCCGATGACAAAAAGATAAAGTTTGGTTCTGACCAAGACATAAGTATGGAGTACGATGAAGACGGTACAGACAGTCTTTTAATATCAGGTGGTGATGTAACCATAGCTGATGACAAAAAGTTATTCTTTGGCACAGACAAAGATGTAAGCATAGAGTATGATGAGGATGGCAACAACACCATGCTAGTTACAGGTGATGTGGTGTTTGCCGATGGATCAACCTCTGTTGATATTAAGTCACATGATTTAAGTGCAAACGGATTAAAGTTAGATGGAACTTTGATTACAGCTAGTGCTGCTGAGATAAATAAATTAGATGGTGTAACACGAACAACGTCAGAAATAAATTCAGCTAGAGATGGCACTGTGACATCAGTAGCAACAGGCAGTGGATTAACTGGTGGCACGATAACAAGTTCTGGTACATTGTCTCTAAAGAATAGCTTTCTAAGCAATACGTCTTCAGCAATATCGTCAAATTCTTCTGGGGTAACAAGTTTTACGGCAAGCACCTATCCTACTTTTATTTCTGGTAGAACGGTAAGCTCTGGTGGTGGTGCGTTTACAGTTACAGTTGGAGGACAATCCCACACGTTAAGTATGCAAGATGGGGATGGTGGAACTTTTGATGTCTTCGCTACGTTACTGCCAGCAGGTGCAACTATTTCTGGAAACTCATTTATTTATGTAGCTGTTCAGTTAAGACCAGGTTGATATGCCCTTACAAAAACTACAGTTCAGAGCAGGTATAAACAGAGACTCCACATCATACACCAACGAGGGTGGATGGTTTGATGGAGACAAGGTACGTTTTAGAAACGGCTTACCTGAGAAGATAGGTGGTTGGACAAAGTATTCTGATAATCAGTTTGTAGGAACTTGTCGTGCCTTGCACACATGGACAGCTTTAGATAACACAAACTTTATAGGCATAGGCACAAGTCAGAAGTATTACCTTAACGCAGGTGGTACTTACTACGACATAACACCTCTAAGACTTACCACAAGTGGTGGCGATGTTACGTTTTCTGCAACTAACGGAAGCTCCACTATAACTGTCACCGACACAGATCATGGGGCAAACCTAAATGACTTTGTTACCTTTACAAATGCAGGAACACTAGGTGGCAATATAACAGCAGATGTTCTTAATCAAGAATATCAAATAGCATCAGTTACAGCATCTAACACCTACACAATAACAGCAAAAGACACCTCTGGAAGCACAGTGACAGCTAACGGTTCCGACAGTGGCAACGGTGGTAGTTCTACAGTAGGAGCGTATCAGATAAACGTAGGGCTAGACGATAACTCATACGGCACAGGTTGGGGTGCAGGTATATGGGGTGGTATATCTGGATCAGCAGCAACTACAGCCGTAGACGATGGAAGTGGTATGACAGCTTCAGCCACTAGCGTAACAGTTGATTCATCAGCTAACTTTGAAACAACAGGATACTTGTTAATAGATAGCGAGATAATCCAATACACAGGAAAAACATCTACCACATTTACAGGTTTAACAAGAGGTTTGTTTGAAACAACGGCAACTACCCATGCCGATGATGCTACAGTCACAGAGGCACTAGGTGGTTGGGGTATGCCTGCAACCACAAACGTAGCAGGGGCTTTGTTGCGACACTGGTCACACGATAACTTTGGTGAAGACCTAGTTATGAATGTTAGAGATGGTGCGATATATTACTGGGATAAATCAGGTGGTACATCATCAAGAGCCGTAGAAATTACAACATTAGCAGGGTCTACCAACGCACCAACAATAGCCAAGAAGGTAATAGTCTCTGAAAGAGACAGACACGTTTTAGCCTTTGGTTGTGATAGTGAGACAGCGAGTGGTACACAAGACCCACTACTGATTCGTTTTGCATCACAAGAAAGTCTTACAGAATGGAATGCTCTTCCTACAAACACAGCAGGTGAGTTGCGTATTGGTACAGGGTCAGAAATAATTACAGCCGTACAAACAAAGCAACAGACACTTGTTATTACAGATGTATCCGTACACGCTTTACAGTTTATAGGACCTCCGTTTACATTTGGTATTACAGAGGTTGGAAGAAACACCACAATAATATCTGAGAACGCTGCCGTGGCTGTAGAAGAGTCTGTATACTGGATGGGATACAGAGAGTTCTATGTGTACAATGGTCGGACACAAAAGCTCGTATGTCCTGTGCAAGACTTTGTTTTTAGCGATTTAAACAGAGATCAAGATACAAAGATTATAGCAGGTCAGAATAGTGCATACTCTGAGGTATGGTGGTTCTATCCATCATCAGATGCCACAGCTAATGACAAGTATGTAGTATACAACTACGAACAAAACATTTGGTATTATGGCACTCTTGCGAGAACAGCATGGGTAGACAGAGGTGTATTGTTGTATCCCATAGCAGCGTCAACAGATAACTATTTGTACTATCAAGAGTTTGGTTTAGATGATGGATCGCAGTCACCTGCATCAGGGATTACATCTTTTATAGAATCAAGTCAGGTTACCATAGGAGATGGAGACAAGTTCTTTTTTGCAAGTAGAGTTATACCAGACATAACCTTTAGAGAGAGTACAAACGAAACACCGCAGGTCAACTTGACGTTAAAGGCAAGAAGATTCCCTGGCACTACATACAATCAGACAGACACAAGCTCTGTCATACAGTCGGCAAGCACTCCTATAGAGTTATTTACTGAGAAGGCTGATATACGCCTCAGAGGGCGTTCTTTTGCTCTTAGGCTAGAAAGTACAGCAACAGGTGTTTCATGGCGTTTAGGAACCACTAGAGTTGATCTGAGGCAGGATGGTAGGCGATAATGTCTACGAAAGTACCCATACCGTTCTTTCCATCGGCTCCAAACGAGTATGATGCAAACTACATAACACAGATCGTAAGAGCCTTTGCTATCTACACAGAACAGCAAAACGCAGGGGGAGAGGGCAGAAACACAGGTCTAGTCTTAACTAATCTACAGGCACATGACGATAACCTAGAAGTGGGGTCATTGTTTGACCACGATGGTTTTGTGAAAATAAGTAGAGTAGATAGACCACATCCAAGAGGCAGTTTGGGAACGACAGGACTAGGGTCGGTAACCGTAACATTACCATAAAATGGGCAAGAGAAGTAATTTTGAGCGTGTAGAGAAAGACTATTATCCGACTCCACTAGAGGCTGTGCATCCTCTTATTCCTCACATACTTGGCTACGTTAAGACATTTGCTGAACCGTGTGCAGGTAATGGCTCCCTGATACGCCATATAGAATACCTTACAAATAACCTGTTTGATATTGACTATATTAGGTGCAACTATGCCTGTGATATAGAGCCAAAGGATGATGGTATACACGAAAAGAATATATTTAATCTTCTCCCTAAAGACATAGAAACATCAGACGTAATCATAACAAATCCACCGTGGAGCCGTGATATATTGCACAGACTTATCTATCACTGCACCTCAATAAAACCTACATGGTTGCTGTTTGATGCCGACTGGATGCACACGAAACAAAGCACACATTATCGTGATATGTTGAAAAAGATCGTAAGTGTTGGTAGAGTGGAGTGGATTAAAGGAAGTAAAAACACTGGTAAAGATAATTGTTGTTGGTATTATTTTGATAAAGACAATAAGGAACAGACACAGTTTTTTGGTAGACAAACATGACACAAAAGAAATTAGAAAAAGGCTCCGTGTGGGAAAAGGCTGATACCAACGGTGATGGTGTTGTGACTGATAGAGAGATGGCTATCAAAGAGCGTATGGTTTTGTTGGAAAACAGAGATAAGAAAGAAGATCAACAACGCTACATCGTTTGGTTTTCGGCACTGACGGTAACGGCTTTTATAGGTGTACTAATGACACCACTTGTTCCTATTGATAGAATTGACCACCTCTCAGGAATAGCTGAAATATGGGTATTGTCTAACATGGGTGTGATTGGCAGTTTTATAGGGTTCAATCAACTAGCTAAAAGAGGAGCCAGAGATGACGGAAAAAGCTAAGAAAGTAATTAAGAAAGTAGCAAGCAAGCTAAATAAGGCAAGCAAAGCTCATGCAGGTCAGGCTAAAGCCTTGTCAACCATCAAACTAAAGAAAGGTGGTAAAACAAAGTCTCGTGTTAATGAGGCAGGAAACTACACTAAGCCAACTATGCGAAAGAATCTATTTAACAAGATCAAGGCAGGTTCCAAGGGGGGAAAACCAGGTCAATGGTCAGCAAGAAAGGCACAGTTACTAGCATCTGAGTACAAGAAAAAGGGTGGTGGATATCGCTAAAGACCCTAAAACAGGAACAGGAAAGAAACCGAAAGGTTCTGGAAGGAGGTTATATACCGATGAAAACCCCAAAGATACAGTCTCTATTAAATTTGCCACTGTGGCAGATGCCCAAGCAACTGCTCGTAAGGTTAAAAGAATTAATAAGCCGTTTGCTAGGAAAATCCAAATCCTCACCGTCCTCGAACAAAGAGCCAAAGTTGCAGGTAAAAACAAGCAAGCCCAAATCGCAAAAAAAGCCAAAGAAGACATCAGAGCCAAACACAAAACCAAAACGAGGAAGACCTAGAAAAGATGCCACTAAAAAAGTCACAAAAAAGTCTTAAGAACTGGTCTAAACAAAAATGGCGTACAAAGAGTGGTAAGCCTAGTGCTAAGACAGGTGAACGCTACTTGCCTGAGAAAGCTATAAAGGCACTGTCTCCACAGGAATACGCAGCTACAACAAAAGCTAAACGTAAGGGTACAAAGGCAGGTAAGCAGTTTGTCAAACAGCCCAAGAAGATAGCTAAGAAAGTAAGGAAATATAGATAATGGTTATACAAAGTCTGATAGCACCTGTCACAGGGTTGCTAGATAAATTTATTGAAGACAAGGATCAAAAAGCAGCTCTCGCCCACGAGATAGCCACTATGAGCCAGAAACACGCTCAGGAACTAAGTCTTGCCCAGATAGAAGTTAATAAGGCTGAAGCACAGTCAGGGTCACTGTTTAAGGGCGGTTGGCGACCTGCTGTTGGGTGGGTCTGCGCGATTGCTTTCCTATATCATTTTCTCCTAAAAGACATAATTATATTCGTATGTGCATTTGCAGGTGTAGATGTGCCAGACTTACCAGATTTCGATATGAGTACATTACTTACGGTTTTAGGTGGTATGCTAGGAATTGGTGGACTCCGTACATATGAAAAGCAAAAAGGATTAACAAAATGAAATGTTGGCATTGTGACACAGACTTAATATGGGGTGGTGATTATGATATCGAAGATAGTGATGACTTTTCAATGGTTACAAATCTTTCTTGCCCAAGCTGTGATTCTTATGTGGAAGTGTTTCTTCCGAAAGAAAAAGAGTTCTTTAAAGAACTGAATGAATCAGAACTCGTCAACTAGTTGTAAAATTTGTGGTCATGACATGGAACTCGTAGAGGGAAGTTTACGTTGTAAATATTGTCAATACTTTTATGATATGCATAAGGAATGGATAGACTTTATTCACAAAAGATCAGAAACAGAAGAGGAAGAAGATGGAAGATAACTTTGATAAATGCCTTAAAATGCTACTACATCACGAAGGAGGTTATGTAAATCATCCTAAAGACCCTGGTGGCGAAACTAATTTGGGAGTTACCAAGAGAGTATATGAGAAATGGGGTGGTACAAAGGACATGAAAGACCTCACGGTTGAAGATGTTGCTCCGATATACAAAAAAGAATACTGGGATCGCTGTAAATGCGATGATTTAGAATCTGGCGTTGACTGGGTGGTTTTCGACTGGGCTGTGAATAGCGGCACTGGCAGGTCAGCCAAAGCCATACAGAAGATATGTGGTGCAGCACAAGATGGAGCTATCGGACCTAAAACACTGGCACTAATAAACACACAGGACACAAATTACGTTATAGAAGAGTTTGGCAAGATACGGCAAGACTTCTATGAATCTTTAAAAACATTTGATACATTTGGTAAAGGTTGGACAAGACGTAATAAGGAAACGACTGAAAAAGCCTTGGAGATGATAGAGGACGATGACGACTAAGAAAGACCCACGATTAGCCAGAGCAGGTGTAACAGGGTTTAATAAGCCTAAGAGAACACCTAGTCATCCAAAGAAGTCACACATTGTTGTGGCTAAAGAGGGAGACAAGATCAAAACCATACGTTTCGGTCAGCAAGGCAAGAAAGTGGGTACGGTTAGTGGTACAGCAGGCAAGCCAAAGGCAGGCGAATCAAGGCGTATGAAGATGAAACGTAAGAGTTTCAAGGCAAGACACGCTAAAAACATAGCTAAGGGCAAGATGTCAGCAGCTTATTGGGCTGACAAGGTTAAGTGGTAGAATCGTCTATAGCTTCGGCTGTAGCTCCTGCATAACCTGCTATATCAACCCAAGTATCTTCATGGTGCATATCTTCCTTTGATCTAGCTATTTTAGCTAACATAAACAAGACACCAACATCATACACAGATATGTCTTTTTCAAGATGGCATGACCATAGCTTTGCTATACGGCTAAAGTTTTGATAAGGCGTACCATAGCTATCGCCACGCTTGCCTACAATCTTTTGTGCCTTGCCAATGATTTCTTCTTTCTTTGTTTGCTTCATGATGATTTCCTTTTATAAATTTTTATTTGATGTATATAGGTAAACGATATATTATACAGATTTAATTAGGTTATGGAATAAGGAATAACTATATGGTTCTCCCATTATTATTTGGATTAGCAGGTTCAGCTTTAGGTGGAGCAGGATTAGCAGGTGGCTTAGGGGCATTAACAGCAGGTGCTATAGGATCAGGATTAGGGAGATTTGCAGAGACAGGTGATTTAGGTAAAGGTATAGAAACAGGATTAACATCTTTTCTTGGAGGGAAGGCTTTAGGTGCTGTTGGCAAAGGTCTTAATATAGAGGGATTAACAAAGGCAGGTGATATAGGTTCTAATATAGCTAAAGAAGCTGCTTTCTCAGACCCATCAAGAATACAAGCAGGTTTGGAGGCATTAAAAAATCCTGCTGTATTAGGGCAAGCCACCATAGGACAAGCTACAGTTCCACCACCTGAACTACCACCAGTTGCTCCTGTTCCATTTGAGAACAGACAGGCAGGTGTTCCAGACCGTATTACACGAAGACCAC